CTGTCCGCACGCTACCAGCACATTAATTTTGTGTGCGCCTGTCACCGCTTCAACACTATGTTCCTGATCTGCAGCAACTTTTTTCAGTGGTGCAAAACCGCCGCCTTCCGGTTCCCAGTCAAATGCATCATAAAAACGTTCATCATCGATTACTTCCATGATCGGAACTCCATCAATGTCTGTTACTCTGGTTTCAATTCCCATACCGCCCTCTGCGATCTGAGTCATCTCAATCTTACGTGTAAACTCTGTGGACTGCTCCAGGGCATCCATGATCTCACTGCGAACATACATAATCAGGGAACCGTTTGCTTTGTATCTTCTAAGTTTTCCTTTTGCAAGGATATCTTTTAACATACTAAAAACTTTTGCTTTAGTATACGCGGATGTAGCTGTGGATCCATGGTAGCCTTCTTCTTTCTGCGCTGCCTGAGCTACCTTCGAGAAGAATAATGCATCTGTTTCCGGTACAACCCACGTCTGTTCGAATACACGTGAAATATTCTGGATAGAAGCTGTTGCATTTGTTTCATCAACATCTGCTTTGTCTACCAAAAACTCAACATCGCGGTCATGTTCCAGTGTGAATGGTACATCTTTCTGATCATAAGTTCCGGTATTCCATCCACCTTTACGGTTATGATTTTTGTAACCGGATGTGCTCATCTGAGTGAAATGGAATGTTTTCGCATCCAGCCATCTTACATTGCTGGTCACAAACGGAGATGTCAGGGTTCCCTGCATCAGAATTTCAAGGAGTTCCGGGCTCCACTGTTCTGCATAATTTAATGCCATATCTTATACCTTCTTTCTTTTTCTGAGGTGTCCGAATCGGACACGTTTAATTCCAACGGTTCCAGCGTTTTGTCGGTACTGTTGGCTGATTTGTTGTTGTCTGCTGCGGATGCTGTGCCGGATTACCACCAGTTCCAATCTGTGTAAAGCCGGTCTTCCCGTCAACCTGTGGTTTCAGTGCCGGAATGTCTTCCAGTACTTTATTTACCGCTGTTTTTAATGTTTCCTCATTGATATTTCCATCTTCTCCCATCACCTGGCTTAAATCGGCCATTTTAAGGATATATGGAATTGTCTTTGCTTCGATTCCCAGAGAAACAGCCATCATTGTAGCTGCACTTTCTACCTGTGCTGCCTGAACAGCTTTCTGAGATGCTGCAAGCTGTGCCTGTGCCTCTGTGATCTGGTTCTGCATTCCGGCAACATCTGGCTGATTTGCCGCTTGCTGCTGTTTAAATGACGCAATAGCCTGCTCCATCTGTTCTTTTGAAAGCCCCTGCTGCTTAAAGTAACCTCTCAAAACAGATTCTTCTGTTACAGTCTGTTTTCCCGCAATTAAGCTAGCCAGTTTTTCGTAATCAAACTGTGGTGTTTGTGTTCCTACTGGTTGTGTACCGTCTCCGGATCCTGTACTCCCTGCCGGATTGCCATCACCTGTGCCGCCTTCTGCAAATGTCTGCAGGTTCATTGGTAATTTACATCTGAATCTTTTAAACATTTTTATATGCTCCTTTACAGTTTTTCATGTGCTGTCTGCACGAATACAGTTTTACGTGTGTCTCACAAAAACAGTTGATAACCCGGTGTCTCCGTGTAGTTTAATGCCTTCGGGCATAAAAATAAGACGCTTAACCCTGCGCCTCAATGGGAGATTCTGGATCACCGCCTTTCGAATCGATAATCTCTGCTACTTTCATATGTACCAGATACTCTGCTCTTTTCTTTGGTACTGTCATGATTTCCCCGACAGTACGGAGCTTTAAATCATTCTCCATATCCTTAAATTCATGCTTCACTCTGATCTTCACTGTTTTCACCTCCCCTCTTGCGCCGGCGCAATTATTCACTATGTGTTGCTTTCAATCCAAACTCCGGAAGAAAATTGATTTCATAATGGTATTTATCTACCGAAGCTCCAGAAACATCTTCAACTACATACATAGTGTAATCATTCAGATACACATAATCCTTCTGATATTTGTTTTCTGCTGTCTCTATAATAACTTCAAGCTCGTTATCAGAATTGTTCTGCAATGCAAATGTTCCCGTCAGTTCCAGCAGAATGGTGTCCGTCCTTGCATTTAACACGGTCAGCTTTCTGGTTACATTGAAGTTATTAGCCTCTTTTGAAATGTTATAACTTACCTGACTCGCTTCTGAGCAACCGGTAGCTATAAGGCAAATCAGAAACATCATTGCAATTACTGTTGTAATCTTCTTCATCTTGTCATTCCTCCGCAAAAATCCAATCCTCTGCTAACATATCTGCCTGAGATGCGAGCCATCCCATCTGAACACCTGATGTCCCAACAAATGCAATGGCCATATTGCCAATGGCTTCATGTTCGCAATTTACAAGTTTTCCGTCTGCTGCCCTGTAAGAAATCCCAGTTGCAAGCTGGATATACTGTTTCTTACCGTTCCAGCCTTCACGAGCTACTTTCATGTCACGTTTCAGATACTTGATAGCCTCTCCAAAACTAAATGTTGCCTTTCCTCCCAGAACCGGACAATTTTTCTCATCTGCTACAACCCATTCGTCAGAAAGTAGATTCATAGTTGTGTATTCCACCCTCTGCGTCTCACGAATGTCAAGCAATTCTCCTTTTTCGCCATTATCCTGTGGGCGGCACTGAATCATAATCGTTTCTTTTTCTGCGTCCCAATACCAATATCCGCCCCATGACGGAAGTTTCACTTTTGCTCCCTGTTTCATAAGTTTTAATGCTTCTGAAAATTTCATATTTTTTCTTCCTCTCTTTCTTAAAAAAGTGTATAAAAATACCACCGGCCATTTCTGACTGGTGGTATTAATACCATAATACTGTTTTTTCTGTGGGCGGATTCCCCATTTTCCCCAAACGTATCAATTCATTCATAACATGTGAAGATCCATAACCTCCATTTTCATGTTCTACAATTTCACCATCGGAGATCCTTACTTTCATGAACCCCTTGGGTCCTGTTCCCTCAATATAGTAATCTGCTGAAATATCATTTTGTGTTTTCTTTATGTTTTTTAAGATTACCATAATATTCTCCTGCCTCCTTTGGATAATTGAATTTGCTTGCTGCTAATCTATGTGCCTCCAAATGTTCTATGCTGGGGTTTTCTTTTTTAATCCTCATTTCAAGAAGCTCATGCTCTATCAATGTCCTATCATGTTTCTTAATATCTTTTCCATTCATAAGACGTTGCCAGCTTTGAGCGATAGCGCAATCTGGATCAAATCTCCTATAGCTTTTTGTGTCTGGATCATACAAAGACTTATCTTCAAAAAGATATGCTTTAATCTTCTTGATATCTGGTTCTTCTTTTCCAAGATTTTTCGCTATTTTCTTTGCGTCTGTCGAAAAACTCCTAATCTCATCATAATACATTTTGGCAAATTTAATGCCCTCTGTACTATCCGGGTCTATAATTCTCGCTCCTGTTATCAGTATATCAGAATCAATAGTTTTTGCAATATTTTTTACTCCTGCTCTGCTCTTTGCTTCAGCAATTACTTTTGCAATCTGCTCTGGAATTTTTTCGCCCTTTTCCATTGCAAGGAACCCTTCCGCAAAGGTCTCGTATGGATTTTTTGCTGCGTATCGACTGATGCTGGATGCTGCGATTTTTGCTTTTGCAGAATAATGTTTGTTTATATCATATACCCAGTCACTTCTCAGACTTCCTCCCAGTTCTTTCATTCCGTAAACAGACTTTTTCTGAATATAATCCGTCTCTGCATGTCGATGAATAAAATGCCCGTACTCATGAACAAAACAATCCATGGCATTTTCTCTGACTGCCATTCTTGTCTCTTTAAGCTGTATTTCCGCTTCAACTTTCTGTATTCTGGCCTTTTCTCTCTCGTAGCCTTTTACTGATTTATCTGCCAAAATTCTTTCAGCCTCATCAAGTCTTTGTTTTGCTTTGTTTTTGATATCATAATGCTTATTATACTCGATCAGTGACTGCTCCGATTTCCTTACCTTTTCCAGATATTTTTCAGGATCATTAAAATTATTGGAAATATAAATAGTATCGTCAATCCAGTTGTATGTAGCTGTCGTATCCTCTACCTTTGCAGGACTGTATATAATTCCTTTTGGCATGATGCCGTGTTTTTCATGCAGGTTTCTAATTGTGCTTTCCAGCTCATCAACTGTTTCTGGATTCATTTTTCTTGAAAATTTGACTTTCTCAAGAACCTTGTCTTCAATCAGTCGTTTCTCTACTCCATTTTTGTAGATTTCCTGTGTGCTCAAGATTTGATCTTTCAGGCTAGAAAGCGTTTTCTCTATTGCTTTCTTTTCTTCATTAACTTGCTTTAACCGTTTTATCTCCTCTGGAGTTCCTGTCATTTCAAAGTATACTTTCTGTGTAAGTGTTCTTTCATTCTCTTTTGCTTTTGCCAGTTGTTTTTCCAGAACATTCTGTCTGATATTCATATCTGCAATATCGGACTTTATATCGTCCTGTACAGATACTTGCTCTTTTATGCTTTCACTCTGTTTATGCCACTCATTTTGTTTAGCACCATACTTCTTCTGATTCTCCGGATCCAGCGAGAACTCCGCAAGTCTTCCAAATCTCTTTTCCTGACGCTCGGCATATTGCTGTCTGGCTTCCTGCTGTGCCCGATCTTCCAGATCAGAGATTTCCTGCTTGTTATATTTCGAATCTATTTTCGTAATGCCCGGAAAATATGTAGTATGAGAGTCCTTACAGCGGGGATGATAAAGCCCTGCTGCTATTGCAGAAGACATAAGCGGATATTTGCCATCTTTACTGCTGCCACCGCTCCACACATCATCTATCAAGATCTTACCCACGAAAGGCAAGCACTTCGGGCACGGAGACCCTCGCTTGTTCATAATCACAAGATGCATTCCCCACTGCTGCCGCATTTCGCCTTCTCCCTGCAGGTAAGCTCTCTTGCTTGCTGTCCGAATTGCCATATCTGCATAGTCAGCAATCGTATGTCTTGCTCCATTGGTATACTGAATGCAATTCAAACCTGCAGAAAGAAAATCCTTTGTCGCCATATCTACCGCTTTCTCATAGGTACTAGCTCCGGTATTAGCGTATACCTGCGCGTTATATATGATCTTTCGGTACTGATCATTTGCCATGCGTAAAACTGCTGCCTCTGCTTTCTGCATGTCCGATGTGGTTGCCTGAATCAGCGCATTCAACTTTCTGTCATTGACTTTAAAAAATTCTGCTGTACCGCCTTTTGAAATACGTTTTGCAGGAAATCCTTTCTTGGTTTCTTCCAGTATCCGTTTCTCCTGATTCATACCACCTTCGCTTCTTGCAAGTCTGATCAGTACCTCGATCTGTTTGTTAATGTCCTTAAACTGCTTTCCATATTTCTTCTGGTTGTCATGCTTGTACTTTTCCAGAGATTTCAGCATCTCTGTCTGCCACATGGACCAGTGTTTTTTTTCATCAAGCTCTTTCTGCTTATGGTTTTCGAAATTTCGGATCATGGATGCTATCAGTTCATTCTCGATTACTTCAAAAGCGGCACCGATATCATACTCATCATTTATCTTTGCCATTGTAGAGTACCCTGTATCCTTTCGCTTTGAAATCTCGGATCATTCTTTTCAGTTTCGTAGTGCTGTCACAAACATCTCTTCGAAGTTCAGCATAATCAGCTTTCTCCACCGCGTAGATTCCCATTGGTACTTGTTCTTTAGCTATTTGTAACGGTCCCTCCTGGTACTCCTTCCGGCTCATCCGGTACATTCTTGGTCCCACTTTTACTTTCATCACTGTCACCACCTTCCAGATCAACATAAAAATCACCTGATGCCATATTCACACCAGGTTCATCCATATCCTGTACTCCCTGCTCAGCTTTTAACCGGGCAATCTCTTCTTTCTTGCAGCGATCGTCCAATGTATCACCATACAGTTCTTCAACGCACCGCTCAATACTCATGATTCCACCCTGTTTTGCTTTGGCAACTGTTTCAACCTGGCTTTCGAATGACGGGTTTGCATACTCCCCAAACGGAATGTTTACCTTTACTTCTTCAATGCTCCTATTGTGCAGAATGTTATCTGCATTGATACACATAGAAACAACTCCCGGAAGAACTTCCTGCAGCGCCTTTACGATTGCATTTCTGGTGTACAGAGTAGTTTTTTCTTTTTCCCTCTGTGCTTCTGCATTATCCAGTTTTTTTACATCGATGCCCAATGTAGACGGACTGATCACACCTTGCAGACACAGATCAAGGGCTGTAATATACGATGCCATGTAGCTGTCATGCGGAATTGTTGGCTGTTCAGTGATAACCTGATTCTTCTGGCCCTCTCGCATATCACCATCAGCTGCAAAGTAACGGTTGTCAAACGGGTTCGGTTTTATCAGCATACCCGTTTCTGGATCATGCGGCACCAGACATTCTGGAATATAAGTCTTTGCTCTGCCAGCTCTCAGTGCATCCATCCACTGGGACCATGTTTCATCCAGTGAATCATAGCTGTCAAGCTTTCCATCAAAGATACTGCCGCCTCTGCCCTCGTAACGGGAAGATTCATAGATCATGAATGGTTCAGCCAGCATGATAGAATCATCAAATGTAATCTCTGTCAGATTCTCAGTTGCTTTGATGGATTTAATATCAACCAGCTTGTTATCCAAATACAGTTCATTGATGATGTATCCATAGCCATACCTCTCATTTAGGACATATACTTTGCCCTTTTCTTTGTATGGTGTCTTAAATACAATCTCCCGGATCCTGTCCCTCTGGTAAACGAATTCGACTCTTTCACCCGGATACCATTCCAGAATTGGATAATCACTGATTGTAGTGTCTATGGCAACTTTGAAAGCGCCATCTCCGATAAACAGAGTTTCTTTGAGGGCGCTTTCAATCTTTTTGTAAAATTTATTGTCTTTCTCGATCTCTTTCCATAACTGTTCCTGTGCCGGCTGTTCGAATTCAAATTCGTTCATGTCCGGAAGAACAGCAAAAGAAAGAACCTTGACTATCAATCCCGGAAGACCTGTGTGGATCTTACGCATATCCATGCCTCGTGTTGACTTACTCGCCCAGAACTTATGCCTGTCTGCAAATTCTGCATTCTGCTGATAGATCTGTTCAAGCTCGTTGCCGTCACCTCTGTACCAGATACGATTTAAGATCGCATGTCCCTCAAAATCCATCATCTCATCAATTTGAAAATTGAAAGGATTTGCCGGAAGAACATTCAGCCAGCTCCTGACAGTCTTTTTTATGTTTTCATTTAATCTTTCCATCCATTTCACCTTTTCTGTTCCTCCACCTCAAATCCGATCATATTGCGGAACGGGATCCATCCATACTGCTGCGAGTTGATCGTATGGTCATTTTTATCTTCTGGAATGTCTTTGTCTTCGTTCCATGAATACTTTTCCATTTCCGTAATATGATTGGTACATGCGTCCAATACCAAATAGCACCCCTGCTGGATCCAACCTAACTGGAGCTTGATTCTGTCCAGTATTTCTACTTTCTTGTAAGATTCTACGAAATTGTATAAACATCCACGCAGACGCTTATATTTCCGCAGTTCTGTAATTGTTGCCGCATCTGCGCAGTCAACAAATGTATCTTTTGCAAATCCCCAGTCTTTACGGCATCTTTCCAGAAATTCAACAAATTTTACCGCTGTATCTGACGGAGCAAGCGGCTGATCCAGTTCTTTGTTGCTATATACTTTTTCAGCAAGCGTGATCAGCTTCCTGTCTTCTGTGATTCCCTGAAACATCATTGCGATTGTATCCGGGGATTTTGAAGAATAGGAAGTATCCAGTCCACAGGTGAACTTCTTGAATTTAATCTTGCCTGCTGCCATCTGGGACCTTAACCGTTTCTCAGATACAACATGTTCCTTTCTGCTGAAATTCGGGAACACCAGACCAGTTGCTTTTCCTCTCAGCCCCTCAATCTTGTTTTTCCAGATCTTTGTTCCCTTCGGGGTATTCTGTATGATTCGCTGTTTCTTTTCTTCCGGAAGACCGGCATTATCGTCAAAAGAAAAGAACCAATGAACCCAGCCGGGTTTTGGTTCTTCTTTCAATTCGTCTTTAATTTCCTGTGGAGTACTGTCCGCCCACTCCGGAAGCGGTCTAGCGCAGTTGATATACTCTTTGTACACATCAAGACTCGGATCATCCGGATTAAGCGTTGCCATCAGATAATCGCAACGCATGGATGCCTCACGAACAAACTCTATGTTCGCAGTGTTGATCTCATCGATATACAGACATCCATACTGACCGCCGAGGGCATCCTTCCACTTGCTCTTGTTTCCATATCCGACTACAAAAATGATTTTATCCCCACCGGATGTATGGAACAGAATGTGTGGCATCTTATATTCTCCGGATCCATTGCCTTTGTACTCGGTCAATATTCCGAAATCATCCAGAATGCCAAGATCTTTGTTGATGATGTTCTTTTCTGCAGCTCCGGTGTCATCTGCTGCCAGGATATGCAGTTTCTTTGCTGATTCCGCGACCTTACACATAAACTTAAACAAGCCGACGGTTGTCTTGCCCGCTGCAGTCGTGCCTTCAAGGAACTCGACCGGTGCATCGCATCTCAGGAATGCTTTGTATTTTTCTGATAGTACCAGACGTTCAGCGCTCACTATCCACCACCACGCAACTGTTCTAGGATATCTCCCAGTTTCTTTTTCTCTTCTTCCAGACCTGATACTTCCACCCTGTCTTTGAACATTCCGAGATGTCTGCCGAGGAGCTCCAATGCTTTTTCCTTGTCATTCAATTTCAGTTCAATGCCAAACTTGCCTTCTTTTATTCCGGCAATAGCTTTAATCTGCTGTTCTGATAACCCTGCTGTATCTTTTATAATAACGGATCCGGATTTTACTTCTGCGAAATCAGTAGCTCTTGCAAAAGCAATAGCCGCCAGTTCTTCCAGGACCCTGTCCTGTGTTATTTCTGTTCGTTTCTGGCGCTCTTCCATCCGCTTCTGGATATATGCCGCAACCTTGACATTTCTCAACATCCTGCTGCCTGCCTGAGCTGCTGTTTCATCCCTTTTCACGGCCGGATATGCTACCTTGTAAGCCCTTGTGGCATTCAGGTCTATCAGGTATTCATCTGCAAAAATCTTCTGTTTTTTTGTCACTCAGGCTCACCTTCTTTCTTTTATTCAAAATACAGTCCTGCCAGCACCATACACGACAGCCGATTGCTACCGTGACGAAAGGAGGTGCGAACACTTACATACAGTGAATCCATGCCTAGAGTATGTAAATGCTGGTGCTGTGCACGCTGTATGAAAATTGGCATTAGAAAAGCACCCCGAAGGGTGCCTGTAATTTATATATTAATTTAAAACACTACTCGTTTTTTCATTTTTATTTCATTATTTTAACCAAATTTTCACTTGATTTTTTTCTAATAATAGAATATATTAAAGATGTACAGAAGAATATTTATGGCAACCAAATTAGGTTGCGTAATACTGAGTTGCAAAATACTCGTTAAAAAGGATAGCATAAAGCTATCCTTTTTTTCTTTTATACTAACGCTTTTCTAAGTGCAAAATGCACTGTAAACTTTTCATTAAAGTTAATAATATCCGAACCATCCTCTCTATACCCGAAATAATATTTTATATCATTATTCCCGTTATTATGTTGGACTTTCATATTTCCTAATACACCGTATTTAAACAATGTTTTTAGTATTTCATCTACATTTGTGATTCCTGGTAATTGATTAGCACACTTATTAATAACCTGAACAACTTCTTCTTTCCAAAAATTATTTTTTCTAATCAATTTCAAAATATTAAAACACGAATTAATGTAATCAGCACTATAATACAACGACATTTCATTTCGTAATTCATTACAAAAATCTTTTGAATATTCTTGCTCTACTGCCATGAACATATCGTTTGAAAAATTCGATTCATCTGGATATTTTACAATTATCTTATTTAATAAATTTACAATATCTCTCGGACGGCCATGACTAAAATTCAATAAATATTTTAATGGTTCTTTTCCTTTAATCTTTTTTGGAAAAAACTGTTCATATAATTCTAAATTACTTTTCATTTCCAATTCTTCAGATGAATTTCTCATTTTATTAAATATCATATCCATTAAAATATGTTTCTCTGGTTGACTTGTATTACTATCATTTAGCCAATTTAATATAACTCTGGAATTAGAAACATATTTATTTAAGTTAGTGGACTGATTATGTAAAAATTCAAACAAATCCGATCTAAATAATAATATAATTTTACTTTGTTCCGAATAATTTTGAATTTCTAAGTTCAGTTTATAAGCAACTTCTATAAATTTCGCCAAAAATTTTGTAAAATTACTGTTTTCAGATACTTTCTCGTCATACTCATCTAAATCATCAACAATCAATGTTATTACACAATATGGTAATATACTCAACACTTCTGCCTTTAACTGTTCCATATGTCTGTAATAAGGACTCTTTTGAAACCCCATCTCATTAGACACTGATATAGAGGATCCGACCTCACAATCATCTACTTTTCCTTTTATTTTACTATTTATAGATGACTGTTCGACATTTTTTAAACTAGTCCTCTCAAAGTTTACTAAGTCTTCTTGGTCTATCCATCTTTCCAACTTTTTTATTTTTCTGTTTATTTTCCAACGTTTCCAGAAATTTATTTTTGCCAATATCATTTTTTTATTTTGACATATGATTTTAGCAATTTCATTTATTATTGCATAAGTAATAAACGCACCTCTTTCCATAGCTAAAACTTCTCTATTTCCTATTGCTTGCAATTGACAAAAAAGGACCTTATCTTTATCAATATACTCTGAAATATGTCCATTTTTCACTTCCTGATGTTCATAATATTTTGCTAATAATGTTTTACCAGTACCTTTCCTTCCTGTAACAATAAATTTATTTTTATTTTCTCTCAATTCCTCATATTTTCTATTTTTATTGTAAAAAAAATCTATAAATTTATCTTGTCGGGCTTCAGATAATCCATCTGGTTCTCCTATAAAAATATCTTTTAAAACCATACCTTCTCCTCCATACATTTGTTCTATTATACTACAAAACGCCCCATATTTCTACAGGACGTTTTAAAAATGTATGTAGTTTGAAATATGCTTTTCGAACTGCCCTGCAGTCATCAGGATAAGCAATAACCTTTTCCCGCGGGGAATTTGCAATCCATACGCGCCGCTTGTACCGATTGCACGGAGGTTTTATCAGCTTTATGCCGATCTTTTTATTAACGTCTGCAACATTTATTCCTACCCTCGAAGTACACAGACAGTGTTGCGGCGCTACGTTATAAATTGCCTTTATGGGAAAGTACGTATGGAACGCATTGGTTATATCCAATTCGTTCAGGATATACTATAGCATCTTTTATCGGGACATGTGGGACATTTGGGACAAACTTTAATTTTTTTCAAAAAATCTCTGAAATTCTTTTTTCACGCTCTCTGCTGTTACATGTCTCCCCATCCGATCTGCTACCTGCTGCCACGTCATATCCTCGAATATCTTGTATTTTATGATCCGCTGCATCCGGAACGGGATTGATATCATCCATACTTCCACCTGCAGTTTCAGCTCTTCCGCTTTCTCTTTCTTCTGTTTCAAGACTTCTTTCTTTGCCCGAAGCCTCACATCGTCTGAATAAGAGTACGTTGTCCCCTGTACCTTAAAATGCTGTGGGTTGTAAGGAAATTCCGGATTACTTCCAGATACCGTTTCATTTGCTGTGATTCTCTTTTTCGATTCTAACTTACGGATTTCTTCTTCTGCGTCTTTAATCACCTCGCATGCATCTATGTATTCTTCCAAAACTCTCTTATCCATGATGTCAGCCTCCTTGTTTCTATTTCTTTTGCCCTGTTGCCCGGTTCTCTCTATAGTCCTACTCTGCATTTCTCGAAATATGGACAGGTCAGACAACAGCATCTGCAGTGTTTCTTTCTGGATTGGAATATCCAGTATAACAGTTTTCTCAGTAAGATCATTTCGCGGTCATCTCCTTAAATGCTTTCTCTGCATCTTCGCTTCTGCCGTAGGTGATTAGTTGTACTCTGCCGTCTTTCAGATACTCAATTGTGGTGTTACTTGTCATTCTGGGGTAATGGATTTCTTCCCATTCAGCAGGATCCATGTCTTTGTATCCTGGACATCTGTTGTCAAAGATACATCCGTTGCATCCCTCTTCGCTTACTCTTTGTTTTCTACAAAATTGGATCTGTGTATTGTATGCTGATAAAACTAACTGTGGTGTTATATCATAGCCTTTTACCATCATTCGCCTCCTGTGATCTCGTCAATGCAAGCATTCCAGCCTTCAGTCTCATAATTTTCACACTCCTCTACATATTCATAACTGTCCATCATATCGCACCGGTTATCGCAACCTTCCTGTCTCTCACAATGGATACAGCACTCTGCTTTTCCGTCCGGGCATTCGTTTTTGCAATATCCCACATTCAGTCCTCCTTAAAACTAGACCACACCGTCATATTATCTACTTCACAATCACAGTTATTGTAATTAATGTCTTTTAGCGCTTGTACTTTAGTGATTTCTTTAGCTTTTTCCTCAATGTCCGCTTCTCAGCATGCAAAACAACAGCTCTATCATCGATTTCTTCCGTAATCCATAATGACACGGCATCACGACTGCAAGTTTCCACTTCTTGTCTGTATTAATCGGAGTAGGTGATTCAAATTCATCTGCTGCCGTTGCATATTCCGGGACCGCGACCATCGCTCCGACGTGTGTAGCTGATTCTGGAAAGTTCTCGTGTATATGTTTCCAGAACTTCCCGTTCCGCATATCTTCCAGAAGTTCTTTATAGCACTGCATCGTAGTTACTATGTAATTCTTTTCACCAAGAAAATTCAGCCCGTTCCCACTATAGAAGTCTTCTTTACAGCTTTTAATTTCATAGCAAACGAAAATCCCCTTTTCTATTGCTGATACAGAACATTGATTTGCCGGAATGAACTGCATGTAATCTACTCTTTTGGGCTTTCCTTTTGCCGCCCATGGATCAATGCTCACTTCTTTCGCCCAGTATTTCCCCATGCCGGAGAAATACTGTCTTTCCAGAAGTTCGCATAACATCTTTGTCGTCTCTCTTCTATTCATATCTATTCTCACTTAAGGTCTGTGCATAAACGTGTCAAAATCCAGATTCTGTTCTCTGATTCTTCCTTTCTCGAACGGGTAGGTTCCGTTCATCATTGCTTTTATATCCTGTAGTTCCGCTATAAAAGCATCAATACTCTCTGTTCTGGAGAATGTCAGGATTACTTCTGCCTGAACTGGATCCCATTCATCCTCTACCGGTACTTTCTCACCTATTTCATGTGGTGGCTGTGTAATGCAGCACAAAGCTCCGATGTTGTTGCTAAGAGCTCCCGTCATTCTGATATCGCCTGTTCCGAACTCCATTTTAGCTTTCCCTTTAATCATTCACTTCCACCTCGCTGTCTTCTGGCATTTGGAAAATGCTTTTCTCCTGAATTTCTTTTTCTAATTCGTTAACAATCATCTTTGTGTTATATGTGACCATAATTCCTCCCATTCCTGTTGACATGCCCCGAAGCATTTCATATTCTGCATAAGCTTTCTGTAGCATATCCAGTACCTTTACAGCTTTTTGCTTGTTACTGTATTCTCCAAGTAAATAACTGCATCCAGTGATATATGATGTTATAACTGTTTTTACAGGTCCTTCTGCAATCTCAATGCCTGCCAAAGCATTAAGATTTGTCAATACTTCTTTATTCTGACTTCTGATCAGCATCTTTCTTCCTCCTTGTCTTCTTTGGTTCCCACAGTTCGCATTTCAGGCATCTGGCTTTGCTGACTACCAGCCGGCCGCGGATCATGGTTGCCTGCTTGCAGGTGGGTTTTACATGTACAGCAAAGTTCCCGGTTCTTTTTGCATGTTTACAGGTATCAAACTTTTCTTTTTCCACTTCTTCTTCCTCTCTTTCCCTTTTCGTATTTCGAACAGATTTCTTCCGCTTGTCCCATGTTTCGGGTATGCCCGGCTATTTCCAGATAATTACATTTATACGGCAAGTTCTCCCCGCGTGCCCGGTAGATACAAGTTCTGCAATCTGTGACTTTCTTCTTACGTGGTGTTCTCGGCGTTGGCTGGATATCCAGATTGTATTTCTTCTTCCATCTGGAAACCGTGGTGCTGATCACGTCAAATGCCTGCGCTATTTCTTTTGCGGTCATTCCCTGCTGCAGGCACCGCTTCATCTTCTCTTCGTCGTATTTCCCGGTATCATGGTTATAAGCCGGTTTCAGGTCATATTGTTTTAGCAGGCGGTGGATGGTTTCAAACGATGTGTCGAGCCTAATTGCCATCTCTGTCTGTGTCATGCCCTGATTTATACATTCCTGCATAATTTCTTTTGTGATCATATCTTTATACATAAGCTACCTCAGTCCTATTACGCATGTGATCCGGGGTGTACACCACGCGATTGTAGCCGCGATATCTTTTTGTCTTGCAGCTCCGCACGCGGCAAGGATTGCATATATAATTATCAACAGTAAGATAATTAGTTTTAACGCCTCCAATACTGTTATTATCATCGTATTCCGCTCCTTTCATCGTTCCGGAAGAACTGTTTCAGCATCGCATCTTTCCAGTTCTTCCTGTGGTGGTCACAGGTATCATCATCCTCTATCAGGATGCCTTTTCGGTCACACAGCCCGTCATCGTTATCCCTGCATGTTTTGCATGTTTTGTTTTCCATTCTCTCACTCCAATCTATTCTAAATAACTCTTACCAAAGATCTCTCGGAACTGCTGCCGGGTATGATCCTTTTCAAACTGTCTCTGTGCTGTTCTTTTCAGATACAGATCAGCTTCACGGTATCTATGTACTGCTTCTGGCCCTTCACGGTGACATTCTGCACACAGATGTACTTTCATGCCTTTTTCTTCCGATTTCGTCCGGCTGCCCGTGCCGAAGAAGATGTGATGATCTTCTATCCGTTGCCTGCTGCCGCAGAGATAACAGATACCGGGCTGATCTCCGGGAAGAATACTTTTCATATGTTTGTTCCGGATTTCGGAAATAATAATCCTTCCTGATCCATTGTGTTTCCTTTCTTTGGGAGAGGTATACAGGTACCTCCCCCGGTGTGTTGTATATGGATTTTAGATTGCACCCGTTATTTTGAGGTGTCCGATTCGGACACCTTTACTCCTCTGCTGCATCCGTCAGTTTCTTTTAATGTTCCGTCCATCCCCATTCCTAGCCTGCAATATGATAGATCTGTTACTGGGTGGGATGCCTTGTACTCGCACTCTTTACAGAGGACGATCTCTTGGTATTTGGTCATTATTTTACGCAGTTCGCTTTCTTCAAAATCGTTGATCTTATTGTACTGGTTCAGGATATTACAGAAATGTTTTCCCATCTCGCATTCTTCCGCACAGTAATCTTCCAGTTTCTCCCGATCTGTGATCTCTTTCGGTTTTTGGCATATGTGATCGCAGATGTAATTCGCCATATTCTCAACAATTTCATCCATTTTGGTTCTTTTCATCAATCATTCCACCTTATCTTGATTTCAAATCCTAAACGCTCCTGTACTGCTTTCCGGTAGTCTTCCCATGTAGCAAGATCATCTACAAGGTACTGTGCGCCCTCTGCCATCTTGTTCATGTATTGCTGACACCTTTTTTTGCCGAAGCCCCATAAATCGCAAAGACAGGCTACAGAAAGAAGTGTAAATGTGTCCAGTGTCATTTCTTTTATTTTGTTACTTGCCTCATTCAGTTCCTGGCGTGTTACATTCAGACTGATACCGGTTCTCTGTCGGAATCTGATTTCCTTTTCCAGTTCTTCAATCCCTTTATCTTTCACAAGGCGACGTGCAAATTCCATTCCCTCTGTACGTCCCTGCATGTATGAATCCAATTTACTCATTTCTTTTTCCCTTTCTCCGGGCACCACCGGGGAGCTGTTTTTATTGTTGGTCTGGTTTCTCGTTCATTTGTCCCAAAACATACAAAGCATTTTGCTCTGTTTCCGAAAGTCTTTGCTGGAAGTCTTTCAGAAACCGGATGTTCGCAGTAATATTCGCCCCGTCCGTACGAAGAATAAGTCCCTCCTGATCTGTGATGCATTATCAGATGCTCACATTCCGTGCATTTAATCTTCATTTCTGTACTCCTTTCAGAAACTCTACAAGTTCTGTTTCGCTGTTCGGATACTTGTTGTATTTTGAATGATACGTCCATTTCGGTATTCCGTTATTTCTTTCCGGTTCAGGTCCGCCTACAAGATGCATGTAGTACGGTTCGTTTGATACCCACGGACTGTTGTGAACCGGTTCCGGATCATATTCTTCTACGATCAGACGCGTGCCGTTTTCAAAATCATATTTGTAGTACCTCGCTCCGATATGTTCATCTGTGTACCACAGTCCCCATTCTTTATATTTTCTCAGCCATTCTTTTCGCTGATCATTATTTTTCATAACTGGCAATGGTGGCTGTATCGATGTTTCAGAACTATCTGCTGATACCATCTCGGCAATATCGCCGGCATGGTCAGACATTTTGTTATTCTCAACAATATGTTCCTCGATTTTGGTGGCTTCAACAAAATCGTCCTGCTGCTGATTGTCCGGTACTCCTGCTGCTGATTGATCTTCCGGATCATCAAATTCAGGAGAGAATGGATCGTACATGAATCTTGCCTGTTCAACCAGATATCTGTAACTTGTATTCAGGGTCCTTCCCTTACATTTGAATTTTGCACCTGCTGACATGTTTCGAAATTCGTACTCTGTTCCATTTCCGCTGGCTGCGCTAAATCCGCAAGGAGCAAGTGCATTCTGTGCCATGGCTGTTGATTCATGATTGTTTTTTGCCGGTCTGATTGCCCTCATCATACGGGCAAACTTTTCAGGGTATTTATCATGAAACATTGTGATCGCTTCTTTTATCGTCAGTTCTTCCGGTTCGTCTACTGCTGCCATCCTGACCGGTTTCTGTTTCTTTCCGTATTTCTCTATCAGCTTCTTTGAGAAATCTGTCCAGCTTATCAGTTCTTCCTGATCAGAGTCGGCATTGAAGATGATCCCTTCCTTGCTTCCCTGATAGTTCAGGTGTCCGTTTCGGACACGTACTGTTCCGTACAGGGCGCTGAGCATGTATGTAGTCATATTCAGGTCTGATTTCCTGACATAGGTCTCTATGTTCTTCCGTAGGGATTCGTAGAACCGGCTAATCTGGATGTCTACCGGAATGACTGCATCGACTTCTTCCGATTTATGTGGATGCAGTGCCTGGTCTATTGTCAATTGTCCAGGAATGTCCCTTTCCTGTTCCTGCTGTGCTTTCAGGAGTTTTGCATCGTTCAAAGCAAGCTGTCCGGCATTTTCTAACAGTTCACAGGCTTTCGTCTGATATTTCTCATTCAGACCGGCAAGCTCTGCTGCCGTGGAAATATTCAGCTTATTCTGTCTGAATGCGTCCGCGAGCCGTTCAGACAGGTTATTGCTGATGCTGTGATATCTTCCAATCTGGGTGGATGAGACTCCTATCAGGTCAGATACAATCTCTCTGGTCTTGCCCTCAAGATCTGTTTTTTCGCGGAGTTCCTTGACCAGTTCTTCCATCTGCAGTGCTTCCGTCATTTTCTCCCAGTCTGTTTTCTCACGGTAGGTATTGGACTGGATGATAATGATCTTCCGGATGATCTCATCTTCTTCAGATGCCGTACTCAGCTCGATCTTAGGTTTGTACACGCATGGAACTTTCCGGAAGCGGTCCAGTCCTTCCTCGATCAGTTCCAAACAGCATTTTCTTCTGGAATGTCCGGCCAAAATATAATCTTTGCCACCCCTTTCCTCGATCAGAAGCGGCTGCAGGATCCCCAGGGCCTTAATGGACTGTTTTAGCTTCTCGGTGTCTTCGGTGCTGTAGAAGTTATCCTTCGAGGGAATTAGGTCTTCCGGATTACGGTATACAGTCTTCTGCTCCGGCAGGTCTATTTCCTGTGTAGATCGTTCTGAAAGCATCCCTTTGAGGTCAAATTTCGCCATTCTGTGTACCTCCAATCATCTCTAAGTACTCAGTTACAAGCTTCTCATAGTCTTCTGCTGCTGCCGATCGTGGGCTGTGCAGTGCAACTGGTGTGCGTGCGAATGTACTTCTGGCCACTACTGCAGACGCTCTGATCAGTGTCTGCATCGTCGGATACTGTTCCCGGATAACTTCTGCTCCCTGTTTATGTGCTTCGTTGAATTTCTGGAATTTCGATATGAAACATTTTATGTTCTGCAGATCCGGATTCAGTTCTTCCTTAACTTCCTGGATCTGTTCCAGAAGTTCATTCATACCTTCCAGTGTGTTATCGTCCACCTCAACCGGGATCAGGACGTCATTGGCGGCAGTCAGTGCATTAATGACTGATATGTTGATATCCGGAGCATTGTCCACTACACAGAAATCATATCGGTCTGCTACCTGCTGCAGTGCCTTTCTCAATCTGTTCTGCTGCGGTCTCACACGGTCCATGGTCACTTCCATGTTTGCGGTCAAAAGTCCGAGATTCGCCGTAATAATATCTAATCCCGCATAATCTGTGTTGTGGATCAGACTCTGCATATCCGGATGCCGATCTGTCATAATCCGGTCAATGCCGTCCCCATCTGAGGTGCGGCGGTTTAATCCCCTGCTGCAGTCTCCCTGCTTGTCGTTATCCACCAAAAGCACCTTATATCCCCGTGTAGTAAGGATATAAGCAATATTGATGCTTGATGTGGTCTTTGCTACTCCGCCTTTTAAGTTGATAATTGTGATTGTTCTCATACATATTTCCCCTTTTTTCTTAGTTGTAAATACCGTGTCGCCTTCTCGATGCTTTATCAGCACGAATCATCCACTCCGGCTTTCCTTCCTCCGGTTCGCTGTCATACAATATTGCACCTCCTTCATCTCTGTAGTATCTATATCTCACTCCATTACGGACAGACATTCCCAGGAACTCCATTGTTGCCGGATTCTGGTCTGGTCTCAGGCTCCAGGCCTGTTCCGATAATTCTTTTACATTCATCTTTCTTCATCATCTCCTGTAACCACATGGAACTATTGTGTTTTCCTGATATTGCTGATACTTTGTGTGGTTCTGAAAATTTATGGACGTTTCGGTATACCTGCTGCCATTCCTGTGCGTTTTTAATCAGATTCCCTTTTGCATCGCACCAACCATCCTCTACCATCTTTTCTAGCTTAGAAAGGCGACTTGCTGCGTAAATATCCTGTGTATGCACGCAGACCTCGACCGGGAAGTTCATTCTGGATAACGCTTCATCTATGATCCGGAGTACAGTCTGGTGGTATGTGCCGGTATAATTGCCAAAATATCGCCTAGTCCATTCATCCCCACTACGCAGAAACGTAGAGAGGACATATCCGCATTTTCTGTATGTTTTTCCCTGATATGCACTGTCTGTTTCCAGATAAACATCTACTTTCTGCATGTTTTATTCCTTCTTCTTGATTTTTACCAGTGTGTAATGCCGGTACGCATAGCCGGTTACTGGGTTCTTCCCTGTCTCGATGCTTTCCGGATCCACGTAATAACCTTTTGGTACTTTTGGCGGACGTGGTTTACCGTCGCGATCAACAAGGCTCCTTCTTTTAATTTCTTCTGTCTCAGGATCCTTGCGGATGAGGTTTCTGGACGGGTGGTATCTCTTAAGCTCTTCTGACTCCCACTTCTCCAGAGGTTTTGTGATATAGATGGCAAGCTGTCTGTATCCGCCTTCGCTGTAGAGCGTGCGGAAATTGACATGTCCGTGTCCCCACTGCTGTTCCCAAAGATCTGTAATTATCAGATCTGTAGCCGTTTTTTCATTGGCTTCACGGTTGATCAGGATGTGGATGTGTCGGCCACCTCTGGATCCGATTGCAAGACGGTATATGTATTTCAGGATCCATCCCTGTTTTTTATATTTTTCCCTGATCTTTCTCACCAGTTTACCGGCATGGTCCTTCATTTCTTCCCATGTGGGTTTATAATCTCTGGGATAAGTGAGGGTGATCCAGTAATCCCTTTCGCGGAAGTTCCACTTGATCAGCCTTCGAACATCACGTTCGCGTTTCCACTGGTTATGCTTCGCAATTTCTTCCGGAGTGGCTTTCCTTCTTTTCTGTCTGGTCTGTCCTCTTGCTCCATACTTTCCGGTATGCTTTTCTTCGATCTCTACTGTGTCCCCACAGTCCCATCTCTGTCTAATATATCCGCATAGTGTCTTATATCTCATATGCACCTCTGTCGTAACTCTAATACGTTTAATCGAGCCCCCAAGAGGTACTTGATACCTCTGTGGTTCTCAAAAAAGGTCAAAAATATAGCAGGTGGTTCCTGCCTGCATCTTGACTTTCAGGCGCTGTATGATATACTAACTATAGTTGTTATTTCATACAGCACCATTTAATTACCGAACCTTTACAGTTGCCGCTGTGGGGTTCTTTTTCTTTGTCTTCTTATCCTCCAACCACAGGATTATCCCGCATACAATTCCCGCGATCGTAAAAATTCCGATCACGCATCCTGTTCTGGTATCCCATTGCCATATCGGGAGATTTCCTACAATAATCCCCGTGATCAAAGAAATGTTAAGTTCTCTCACCATCGTTTCTACCTCCTTCTATTGTGTAAGATCCTCCATAGACTTCTTTCCGGAGTTCTGCTATCTCCGCGGCTCCTGATCGGGTACCGTAGCAGGAGCCGATTGTTCCGTCAGAGAATCTTATGATCCATATCTTTCTCATGCTGTTTCTCCTTGTGGTTCTGCTGGTTTCTGGGTTTCAATAAATCTTTCCAGATCACTTCCTCGAACTTTTCTACTTCCGTTTCCTTTTCCAAGAATTAAATATGGAAGCTGTCCGGTATTCATCAGCTCATAGACTGTAGATACATTGATGAGCAGGATTTGCGCTGCCTGCTTTGCCGTGTATAATGGTTTGTATGGTTCTACCATATCTCTCACCTCGCTTTTTGTCATATTTTGTCGTTCTTCTTTTCTTGCCACCGCGTCCTCTGGTTGTTATTATTGAGGTGTAAGTAAGGTAAGTAAGAAAGGAGAAACGTTATGTTACGTATGGATATCTACATTAATGGTGAGCTTCTGGAGTTTCAAAAACCTGTTGTTCTAATTCCATATCAGCTCTATCTTTTGCGTTTGGGATTGCAGGGTAAGTAATTATCCTGCTTTCTTTGTAGCTTTTTCCATTGCATCTCTGCATCTAAGTAATTCAACCCCTGTACGCATCAGTTCCAATGATTTCTGGTCTAGATGCTTTAAATCTTCTGTGATTTCGTTTAATAACGTTTTTCTTTCTTCTGTCATTGTGTTCACCTCTTTCCTTTTTCTTCGATTTCTGTCTATTCTGGTTGTGCATATTGTGTTTTATGCGATGTCCTCCTATACTGAATTTACAGGGTACGGGCACACCCAAGTAAATATGAAAGGAGGATTTTCATGCAATTAAATCTCGACTGTATCCGTGATGTTTTGCTTGAGCTTGAAACTTTTCCCATCGGTCTCTATACTGTCAACTCATTTCAAAGCTGTCTTTCCAAATATAGTGACGAACAAGTCCTTTACACGCTTGTTAAACTTTGTGAAGGTAATTACATCAACGCTCTGTTTAGTCGCACATTGGGCGGACGCCCGATTATTTCTGCTGTTTACGATATAACTTTTCAAGGACATGAATTTCTGGAAAAAATCCGATCCGATAATGTTTGGAATAATAATTTAAAGCCTGCATTTTCAAGCATTGGATCAATGTCTCTTGATGTAGTATCTAAAGTGGCAAGCACTGTTATAGCCGCTCTTGTCACAAGTAAACTAGGGTTATAATTTAAAAATCTTTTTTGCTGCTGAGCGGGTACATTCATATATTTCTTGTTTGTCTGGAAGCTTGTACCCGTTCTTTTTGATGTACAAAAGCAGCCCTGCGCTCCCCAAATAACATATTAGACATCCGATAGCACATATTACTGTTGTTATTCCTAATATAATTGTCATTTCTTCACCCCGCTTTCTGTGTCTTTATGACACATTATAGTGTCTTAAAAACACTTTGTCAAGTGTATTTTGTGTCTTAAAGAAACTTTTGTATTGACTTTATGTTTTCTTAGTGCTATTCTTGACTTAACGAACAGAGGAGGTGAGCAAATGACACAGGGTGATCGTGTCAAAGCAGTTCGGACCAAGGAAAATATGACCATGGAACAGTTTGGCGAAAAATTGGGTGTTCAAAAATCTGCTGTTTCTAAAATAGAAAAGGGTAAGGTTAATATTACCGAACAAATGTTTAAATCAATCTGCCATGAGTTTAACGTCAATGAGGAATGGTTGCGGACTGGCGAAGGCGAAATGCCCCTGAAGCTTTCTGAAGATGAAGAGATTGCAGATCTGGTATCAGATGTGTTGGAAGATGGAAAGAATAATCCTTTTTATGGAATTATTCTGGAAATCGTGCGAACGTATAATGAGCTATCTCCTGCTTCTCAGGAAGTAATAAAAGATTTTAGCAAAAAACTGGTTGAGAATATGAAAAAAGAGGACTAATGTCCCCTTTTCCTCTCGAGATGTTTTCTTATCAGAATAATCAGCTGTTTCAGGAATGTTTCATCTGAAGCATCCAGCTTGTCAAGTATCTCCATGATATATTCTTTGTATTCATCCGGTTTTTTCATATGTACGCACCTCCGTTCTGGGCTTTATCGAACGTATGTTTGCATTTAATATACATCAAACATTTGTTCGTTTCAAGTACTTTGAGCATTTTCTTCATTTTGTTCACTCCTTCGTATTGATTTGAGTTTTTAGTCTCACTATTTATACGAATGAGAGAAGAGAAAATCACTCTAACGGGGGCAATCGTCCGAGATCTCGGACACTTATTGGTTTTTGGTTGATAAGTTTGGTTTTGGCAAGGTTATTTGTATGGTGATTCATACAGATCTGATATTCTGATATGAAGTCCTTTTGCCAGCAGTTCCATTGTGTCCATGCGCGGCATACTTCTTTTATTCATGATATCAGATATTGTCGAGGCAGGAATTCCTGTCATTCGAGAAACCTGTCGGACAGATAGTTTTCGTTTCGCCATTTCAATATCAAGTATAATTTTCATATGGATTATTATACGTATCTCCGGTATTTCTATACTGGAAATAAAAACCATTCAGGAGGATATACTAAAATGAAAAAGAAACTTTTATGTGTTATATTAACCGGAACAATGTTGTTCTCTGTGCCTGTTTATGCAAAAGATCTGACCGTAACTGTTCCTTCTTACGTAACAGATGCCGGGCTGACAGATTTTCCAGATTCTCAGGAATCTTCTGCATCTGATGATGGCTCTACAGTTTATACTCTGGATAAAGATCAGCAGGAAAGTTGGAAGAAATATTTGAAATCTTCCCTTGATGATGCCATCAAGGCAGTTCTCGATGATAAAGAAAATTATCCGAAGATCGAAGATATGTCTTACAACAAAGATATGACTGAATTTAAGATTGAAATGTCCTCTTCCGACAATATGACAATGTCAGAAGCTTTTGTTGGATTCCTTCCGTTATTCTACGCACCGCTATATCAGGAAGCTGATGGTGTAGCTGAGGACAAAGTTGATTATAAGATAATTTCAACAGACTCTTCTACCGGAGATAAATACGAATCTGATTACAAGCAGAACAAGGCCGACTGGGATTCTTCTTTCTTTTCTGGGGGCACAACATCTTCCATTACTTCCGACAACTCGCAGAATTCTGTCGGCGAAAATGTAGATGTAATTGCTTTTGATTCCGATTCATCATCTCTCAGTTATACCGGATTCGAAACAACGCCATATGATGATCCGTCCTCTGACGCTACGCTCGGTGTGGTCAAATTCAATTATACCAATAAAACCAATTCTCCTGCAGAATCAGCATCTTTATATAGTATCAAAGCTTATCAGAACGGTATCGAGTTGGAGTGGTATGCAGGAACCGGAAATGCAGCTTGCGACAATACATATAAAACTATTTTGAAGGATGCCACTCTGGAAGTTGGTTTTGCTTTTATGCTTCAGGATACAACGAGTCCTATTACTGTCTATGCTTATGATGGTTTTTCAGGAGATGCTCCTTGTCAGATTCAGGAAATAGAAATTCAATAAAATAAAAGCCGGTTCAGTGCTTCCAACACCGAACCGGCTATATCTCCGAAGAGATGCCACATTTTGCAAAGATATTGTATCATCTTCGGAGCAGTCGCACAACCCAAACATTTGTGTGGCTGTTATTTTTGTACCCAAAATTAAAAGGAAGGTGATATTATGGGAGAATTACGAACAAGAAAACGTGGAAAAAGCTGGGAGTACAGCTTCGAAGGTGCGCGGATTAAAGGAAAACGCAAACCAATTTCCAAGGCAGGATTCCGAACGAAAGCAGAAGCGCTTGCTGCGGGAACTAAGGCAAAAGCCGAGTATGATCAGGCCGGTATTATATTCAAAGCATCAGAGATGTCTCTCTCGGATTATCTGGATTTCTGGCTGGATGGCAATGTCAAGACTAATATGACATACAACACATACGATGCTTATGCATCTGCTGTTAAGTTACACATTAAACCGGCATTGGGGAACTATAAGCTTTCTGCACTTTCTCCTGCTGCCATCCAGCAATGGGTTGATTCGCTAAAAGCAAAAGGATTATCCGAGCAGAGCATTGCCAATTATCGTGGTGTGCTCTCCGGAGCATTGAAGTATGCAGTATATCCATGTCAGTATCTTCGCCAAAATCCCTGCTCTTACACTCGTGTCCCCAGTGTTCCGGTTACTCAGGATCAGAGAGAGCACAGGGAGTATGTGTGCAGTAGTGAAGCATGGTCAGATATCGCCGACTATTTCAACGGTACCTGCTACTATCTGCCTCTTATGATCTGCTACCACACCGGTATGCGTATTGGAGAGTGTTTTGGGCTGGATCTGCAGCGTGATGTGGATTTCCGCCGGCACGCAATTTCTGTCAATCGTCAGCTGCAGAAAGAAGACAAACAATGGATCTATAAGAATCCGAAATATGATTCTTTCCGGAAGCTAAAAATAGGCCCCACTCTCGAAGCATTGTTAAAGTCAGAGATTACCGTTATGAAAATGAATCGGTTAAGATATGGTGAGTACTACACAAGAACTTATGTTGATAATTCTTTGCATTTGCACTGTGTTCCTGCAAATCAGAATGTTCCTCCAGACTACAGAGAAGTGTGGCCTCTAACAAAAGAGAATGGCGAAATGCTGACTACCGAAAGCATTAAGTACTGTACCAGAATTATCAAACACAAACTGGGGTATACTGCTTTTCATCCTCATAGTCTACGTCACACTCACGGAACGATCCTTGCAGAAAACGGAGCTTCCCCGAAGACCATTATGGAACGTCTCGGACACAAAAATATTAAAGTCACAATGGAACGTTATGTCTACAATACAGAAAAAATGCAGGATGAAGCTGTAGCACTTTTTGAGGCTGCCATAAAATAA